TGATCGTGTTCTGCGGGTTGCCGAGGTTCCACAGGCCACGGCTGCCGTTCTTCCACACCGCCCGGAACGCAGCGGCGTGCGATGACCCATGTTCACGACATCGTCGCCGGTATGTGGGCGGTGTGGAAGAACGGCAGCCGTGGCCTGTGGAACCTCGGCAACCCGCAGAACACGATCAGCATGACCGACCTTGCCGACCTGTTCGTGTCGGTCCACGGCGGCGTGTGGAACCTTGTGGACCCGACCGACCTGCACGGCCCGCAGTTCGTGGAGGCTGCGGAGAAGTTCCCTGATGCGAGCAAGGCGCTGGCGCTGGGCTGGGAGCCGTCGCGGTCGCTGCGCGACATCGTGGAGGACGCCGCTCTGTGATTCCGCTGCTGGGCGTGCCGGTCCTGAACCGTGAGGATTTGGCGGCACGGATGGTCGCGTCCATCGACTATCCGGTGGACGAGCTGCTGGTGGTGGTGAACGCGGAGAACAAGCGTCCGACGGTGGATCGGCTCTGGGCCGCCGCTGGGGCGAACGGGAACATCCGCAGCGTGACGTTCTCGCAACCATCGTTCAACCTCGGCTGCGGCGGGTCGTGGAACCACATCATCCGGCACCGTCCGGCAGGCCCGTGGTGGCTGATCGTGAACGCCGACATCCAGTTCGGGGCGGGCGACCTGGAGCGTCTTGCCAGCAGGATGGATGGGGAATCACGTCCCGCGTTCGCCACCGTATTCGAGTTCGGAGCGTTCGGCCTGAACACGGCCTGCGTGGACAGCGTCGGCTGGTTCGATGAGAACCTTCACCCGATGTATTTCGAGGACAACGACTACCAGCGGCGAATGTTCCTCGCCGGGGTTGACTACGAGCAGTTAGAGTCCACAACCCGTCACGACACGTCCTCGACCATCAACTCCGACGCCGCCCTTGCCGCACGCAACGATGTCACATTCCGGCTGAACGCCGCCTACTATCTGGAGAAATGGGGCGGCCCGCCGAGGGCCGAGAAGTTCTCCCTACCGTTCGGGAAGGGCGAGAAACCGGTGTCGCGCAGGCGGCTGGCAGACCAACGCTGGTAGGCCGCCGGTATCCTCGCAGAGCCTAGGAGGCTGCCGTGGCTAACTACTGCACTACTGCCGAGCTGAAGGCTGCGCTTCGGATCACCGATTCGGTGGACGACACGCTGCTGGCGAGCGCCGTGGAGTCCGCCTCCCGGTTCATCGACGGGTACTGCGAGCGTGATTTCGCCGCCGCATCCGGCACCGCCACGAAGGACTATGTGCCGTCTGGGATGCTGGAGAGGCTCCCGATTGACGACGCCACGACCATCGTGTCGGTCAAGATTGACGACGACCTTGACGGGACGTTCGCTACCACTCTGGTATCGGGGACGGACTATCAGCCAGAGCCGGTGAACCAGGAGGTGTCCGGTCTGACGTGGCCGTACACGTCGCTGATCCCGCTGGAGGACGGCTACTGGCCTATCGAGTGGGGTCGGGCGACCGTCCGGGTGGAGGCGACCTACGGCTGGTCGGCGGTTCCTACGGCGGTCAAGCAGGCCACAATCATGCAGGCGTCCCGCCTGTTTGCCCGTCTTGACTCGCCGCTGGGCGTGGCAGGGTTCGGAGACATGGGTGCGATGCGCGTGTCGTTCAAGATGGACCCTGATGTGGGGATGCTGCTCGGCCCGTACCGCCGTCTGAGGTTCTGATGGCGACGGTCAGCGCCATCCGCACGGGCATCGCTACGACCCTGTCGTCCATCTCCGGGCTGCGGACCTCGGCAACGATGCTGGACGACCCGAAGCCGCCTGTGGCGATGGTGATGCCAGAACGGGTTGAGTACGACCTGACCGCCCGCCGTGGTGCCGACCGGTACACGTTCGTCGTGCAGGTGCTGGTGTCCCGTGCGGACGAGCGGACGGCGCAGAACAACATCGACCCGTATGTGACGGGGGCTACGTCGGTGAAGGAGGCGCTGTTCGCCGATCCGACGCTGGGAGGGGCGGCACAGACATCCCGTGTCACCGAGATGCGTTCCTACGGGCAGGTACTTTATGGGGAGACGCTGTTCCTCGGGGTCGAGTTCGTCGTGGAGGTGTACGCATGAGCTGGAAGGTTCTGTCAGACCGGATGGCGTGGCCTTCAGGGACCATCGTGGGGGCAGACGACCTCGCAGGGTGTAACATTGAGGCGCTGGTGGCGGGAAATCACCTGTCTCCGGTGAAGGCGACAACCAAGAAGAACCCGGCGGTTGCGCCGGACCCGGACCCCGCTACGGGGCAGGAGGACTAACACATGGCCCGCATCGTTCTGACGAACGCGGTGGTCAAGATCGGCGGCGTTGACCTGTCGGACCACATCGCGTCGGTCGAGCTGTCGCAGGAGGTTGAGGAGGTCGAGACGACCGCGTTCGGTGACACCGCACGCACCCGTACCGGCGGCCTTGCCAACAACAGCCTGTCTCTGGACTTCCATCAGGACTTCGCTTCGGCGTCGGTTGATGACACCATCAACCCGCTCGTCGGTGGTACGGCGGCGTTCGAGGTGCTTGCCAACGGGACGGCGGCGACCGCGACCAACCCCAAGTGGACTGGCACCGTGCTGGTTACCGAGTGGACCCCCGTGTCGGGTGCCATCGGCGAGCTGGCTACGGCGTCGGTGACCTGGCCGATTTCTGGTGCTGTGACCCGAGCGACTGCCTGATAGGAGACTGAATGTTCGGCCTCAACCTGCGTGTCGTCACTAAGGACGGCGAGAAGAACGTTCCGGTCACCCCGAAGGTGTCGGTCGAGTTCGAGCGGCAGTTCCAGACCGGGATCGGTCGTGCCTTCCAAGAGAACAAGGTGGAGCACATCTACTGGCTCGCTTGGAAGGCGTCGGGCGGTCACGGCGAGTTCGACGCTTGGCTTGACAACCTTGTGGACGTGCAGATGGTGGAGGCTGCGGAGCGCCCTTTGTCCGACAGTCAGTAACCTGGCTTGTAGCGCAGGTTGCTGTAGAGACGGGTATTCCGCCGCGGTACCTGCTTGAAGACGCTCACATGCTGAAGGCCATCGTGGCCGTTATGAACGAGCGGAACAAGCAGCGGAAGAAGGCCAACCGTGGCCGATAAGACTGTCGCCCTGAGAGTCGTCAACCAGCGCAAGGTTGAGAAGGCTTTGCGTGCTATCGGCAAAGATGCGGTTGCGGAGCTGAAGCAGGCCCACCTCGAATCTGCGAAGATTGTGGAGAGGGCGGCAAAGCCGAAGGTTCCGGTCCGATCCGGGAACCGGTCGGTGATTTCCAACAAGCCGTATTGGGAGACATCGAAGACCGCCCGAACCGGGTATCAGTCGCGGTACAGCGGTTCGACTACGAAGCCTGGTGCGTTGCGTGACTCGCTGCGATCAGGTGCTTCGTCGCGGGCAGGTGTCGTTCGTGCTGGTAAGAAGCTCGTTCCTTATGCCGGTCCCGTGCATTACGGCTGGCCTTCGCGTCCGAACCCGGAGAAGGGTTGGCTTGGCGGTCCTATCCCGCCGAACGAGTTACTGTGGGACGCGATGGATGAGCGTCGTGCCGAGGTTGAGGAAGCGTTCTACCGGTACCTTGAGAACATCAAGAAACGGCATCTTGATTAGGCAGGTGGCCTGTGGCACGCGGTAAGAGTGTTATTCAGGTCGTCATCACGGGTGAATCTCGTGGCCTGAAGCGAGCAACCGACGCAGCGGGCGGTGCGCTGCTCGGGTTCGCTGCTGTCGGCGCGCAGGTGATTGCGACAGCGGCGTCGTTGGCGTCCGCAATCGGTGTTGCATCGGTCAAGGCGTTCGCCGATTTCGACGCTGCTATGACCCGCTCTACCGCGATTATGGGCGACGTGTCCGACCGTATGGAACAGGACATGGCGCAGGCGGCACGCGATGTCGCTAAGACCACGACCTTCTCAGCCTCCGAGGCTGCCGACGCCTACTTCTTTCTGGCCTCTGCCGGTTTGGACGCGCAAGCGTCCATCGCTGCGCTACCGCAGGTCGCTCAGTTCGCGCAGGCTGGCATGTTCGACCTGTCGCTCGCCACGGATCTTCTCACGGACGCTCAGTCCGCGCTCGGTCTGACGATCCGTGATGATGCTGCTGCCAACATGGAGAACATGGCGAAGGTTGCCGACGTGTTGGTCAAGGCCAACACGCTGGCGAACGCGAGCGTCCAGCAGTTCTCAGAGTCGTTGACCAACAAGGCCGGTGCTGCCCTGTCGGTGGCGAACAAGTCGATTGAGGAGGGTGTCGCGGTCCTGGCGGTGTTCGCCGATCAGGGTGTGAAGGGTGCGGAGGCTGGCGAGCGTCTGTCCGTGATGCTGCGTGACATCACTCGTGCCGGTGCTGCGAACGCTGATGAGTTTGCACGCCTCGGTCTGGAGGTGTTTGACGCGGAGGGCAACCTGCGGAACATGGCCGATGTCACGGCCGAGTTCGAGCGGGTTCTTGGTCCGATGTCGGACTCGCAGAAGGCCGCGACGCTTGACACCCTTGGGCTTACCCGGTCGGTCGCAGACAACATCAAGCTCGTGCTTGGAGCGTCGGAACAGATGCGCGAATACCAGTCGGCCCTAGAGGGGGCTGGTGGGACTACAGAAGATGTTGCGAACAAGCAACTTCAGACATTCTCTGCACAGCTCGGTCTTGTTCGCGCTCACATCTCTGACGTGTTTCTCACTATCGGGTCGCGGCTGGTTCCGTCGCTTCTTGAAATGTTCAGCGCGTTCGGCGGGATGGAGCGGGTCGAGGAGTTGACAACCCGCGTTGCCGGGGAGTTCAACCGGTTCTGGTTCACCACGCTAAAGCCGGTGCTTGAAGGGCTTGGCAGCGGCCTTCCGGGGGCGTTCAGCGAGTTCCGACAGATTTATGACGAGTTCCTTGCACCCGCCATTGCGAACCTTGCCGATCTGTTCATCAACTATCTGGTTCCCGCCGCTCTTCAGGCTGCTCAGTTCTTCCGCTCCGATGTGATGCCGGTGCTAATGCAGATCGGACGGTTCATCCGGGACGATGTGAATCCTGTCGTTCAGCGGCTGTCGCGCATCTTCTTGGAGAATGTTGTCCCGGTCATTACCAACTTCTTGCGCCCTGCGCTGCAAGGATTCGCGTTCCTGATTGGACGACTGACCGAGACGTTCCAGGACAACCGTGAGAACATTCAGACTTGGTTGGATCGTCTTGAACCGGTCATCACTTTCGTCCGTGATACTGCGGCTCCGGTTATCGGCGCAGTCTTCAGCGGCGCGTTTGCACTTCTTGCCTACGCGATTGACCCGATTTTGGAGCTGTTCTTCAACCTGCTGGACATCATCACGCGAGTCATCGAGGCGGTCGTAGATTTCGGTCGAAAGATTGCCGATAGTCGGGTTGGTCAGTTCGTCGGGGAGATGATTGACACCATCGGGTTCCGTAGGTTCGGTGGTCCGGTCGCGCAGGGCCGCCCGTACATCGTCGGTGAGGCCGGTCCCGAGCTGTTTATCCCGTCGGTGTCCGGCGACATTGTTGCCAACGGCGAGTTCGGGATGGGTGGCGGTCAGACGATTATCAACCTCACGGTCACATCTGCTGATCCTGAGGCGGTCGTTCAGGCGATTCGGCGGTACACCCGTTACAACGGCCCGCTCGGGCAGGTGGTAACCCTGTGACGACCGTGAAGGTCGAGTACGGGAAGGGTGTGCTGTTCCTGTTGGGTAGCACGGTCAGCGGGGTTCTCGGCACAAACGCTCTCGGTATCGGCGA